ACGGACAACCATTAGAAAGTAGTCCTGTTGCAAATGGTGCGCAAGTTACTGCCGATGATTTAAATAAATTAATTCTTGACATTTATGCTTGTAGATTGCATCAGGTAAATGGTACAAATTTTGGTGCAGAACAAGTTGATGTAGGTAATATTATTGGTGCAAATGCAAGTGGTTTAACAGTTGATCTCTTAGGACTTCAACGACGAGGGTTTAACGATTTTCTTACAGAAGCTGATAATGCTTACACGGATAGAGATACCCACTTCCAGGTTGATCTTACTTCTGCTGTTAAAAGAACACGCACAACTTCTTGGGGTTACGGAGGTGTAGAAACAATTACACATGTAATAACTTTTACATGGCCCGGACAAACTAAAACATCTGAAAGCGGCAATACAAAAACATTATCAGCAGCTGATCATTTTAGAGCATTTTTTAATTCCGGCGGACAAATTATTTGGAATGCAAGTCGTACTGGAGGTACTCAGCATACAAAAAATGCTGATTGGTCGAATTTGTTAGGTGAAGTTCAAGTAATTTTAGAAGGCGATCAATTAAGGCCTTTGCTTAATCAAACTCCAAATACTTTAACAATAGATACTTCTTTAGGTGCATATAATCTAACCACAACAGATCAGACGCTAATAACAAAAACTGGTGCTAACTATGCAGTTAACTCGGTAGTTATTAAAGCAAGGGTTGATAGTAATACTAATCCAAGTGTTTTGACATTAACAATTACATTTACAGATTCTGATGATGATTATGGCGGCGCAACCTTTGACGACGGATATGTAGAACCTGCTGTTGATCCGAGTGTTGACGGAACTCTTACCAGTCAAGTATATACACGAATTGCAAGAGATGAATTTAACACAGCAATTTCAATTGATGATGTAACGATTAATATTGCTGCTGCCGGCACAGATTTATAATTTTTCTTGACAAACTCTAAATAATGTAGTATAATTAACATTATTGGAGTATACTTATGGATAATAAACTGGAAGCAGCATTAGACTATGCAAATTTTTCACTTACTTTAGAAAAACAAAAACTTGCTGCAAAGCGTCATTTTAAAAAATCTATTATTTTAACATATGAAAGCGGTACATTTACAGTATCAGTAGAGTTATTGTCTTACTGTGTAACAATGATGAATGAACCATTATATGAACAATATATTATAATAGATGATAATGATATTCCGATAGAAATTCAAGATATAAAGGATTTTTATACTAAAGCTCGAAGACTTTATTACAAATATTGTAAAGAATATTTGAATGAATACAAGCGTCTTGTAAATAAAAAAGATGTTAAAGGTTTAGTATTAGATGAGTAACGGTGTACTACTTTTTGCTAATAATAATTCGTCTATAGATTATATAAAGCAAGCAATTTTCCTTGCTAAACGAATACGCAAGTATTTAAACTTGCCCACTTCTATAGTTACGTCAGAAACTAATATAACAAATAAAGAGGTATTTGACAAAATTATTCATTATGATGATGCTAATTTTTCTAACAAGCGAATTTATAATGATGTCTCTAAAACCATTGTGTTAAATTTTAAAAATAATTTACGTCCTCTCGCATATGATTTATCACCGTACGATCAGACTATTTTAATGGATACTGATTATATTGTTTGTAGTGACTATTTAAGTAAATTCATAGATGGCGCACAAGATTTTTTAATTTTTAAAGACGGCATTGATATTGGTGCTGACGAAGATTCTCAAGAATTTAAATATATAGGAAAAAACAGTGTAGACTTTTATTGGGCTACAGTAGTTTATTTTTGTAAAACTGAAAAGAATAAAATATTTTTTAATTTATTAAAACATATTCAAGAAAACTATTATCATTATGTAGTTAATTATAACTTACAAAATACAATGTATAGAAATGACTTTGCTTTTAGTATAGCAATCCATATTATGAATAGTTTTGGTCAAGCAGATATTTTTAAAACATTTCCTAATCCTATTTTATATACTTTAGATAAAGATGAACTTTTAAAAATTGATAATAATTCACTTACATTCTTGTCTCGTAACAATCTGCATAAAACAGATAATTTAGATATTCATGTTATGAATAAATTTAGTTTAGAGAGGATTATTAATGAAATTGCCTAACAAGGGATTTGTAATTTTTGCTCAAAATAATTCTACAACAGATTATGTAAAGCAAGCATATGCACTTGCATGTAGTATCAAAGCTACACAAAAGGAATTTAAAAATGTTTGTTTAATAACCGACAATAGCATTAAAGAAAGGTATATCAAAGCCTTTGATAAAGTTATTATATTAGATAGTGACGAATCAAAAGAATCAGAATGGAAAATTGAAAATAGATATAAAATTTATAATCTAAGTCCTTTTGAAGAAACAATTGTACTTGACAGTGATATGTTAGTTTTAGAAGACTTAACTGACTATTGGAACGACTTTTCTTCAAAAGAATTATGCTTTACAACTGATGTTAGAACATTTAGAAATACAGTAATTAAAGAAGGCTTGTGGTATTATAGAAAAGCATTTATTAGATTTGAATTACCTAACACATATGTTGCATTACATTATTTTAAAAAAACAAATTTAACAAAAACTTTTGCAATGTACTTAGAATTAATTAATAAAGACTGGGAAACTATGTATAGTCTATACACAGGCGGTAAAGCATTTCAAAAATGGCAGAGTATAGATGTAAGTACAGCATTGGCATTGCAAGTTCTTGGAATAGAAAATGATGTTGTTTTAAAAAACTCTTCAGTTAAATTTACACATATGAAAACATATCATCAAGGATTTGATAATTTAAAGAATAGCTGGCAAGATTATGTAAAGACATACTTAACAGAAAATTTAGACTTTTATATAGGAAATTATAAACAAACTGGAGTTTTTCATTATGTCGAAGATTCGTTTTTAACTGACGACATAATTACAAAATATGAAAATTATTTGAGTTATCATGAATTATAAAAAAAGAATAACATTTTTAAATCGCATTAATAAAAGAATGTTTCCGTATTATTGTTACTACGACGATAAAGGTGATATTATTGGAGTTTCGTCGACCTTAGATAAAACTCAAAAGTACATTACTATTTCGCATAACGAAGGCCAAGACTTTATTAATTTTAAAAAACGTATAGATCATTATGTTGTAAAAGATAAAGAAATAAAGTTAAAAGACGACTATGTAAAATCTATTACTACAAATTTTTTAGAAGTTACAGATACAACAAGTAATTCTGATATAGTTATAATAAAAAATTATGAAACGAAAACTTGGCAATTTATTTGTAATTCTACAGAATCTATTGACGGTAAATTACATTTCAGCATTACTCAAAAGCATAACCCAAATGTGCTATATAGAAGTATAGATATACCTATTAATGAACTACTAAAATCTATAGTAGAAATTGACTTTGTAGGAAACGATTTAGATACTAAAAATTATAGTGTATATACTGTAAAAAAATTTAACACTTATACTTTAGAGGAAAAGCATGTATCAAACAGTTAAAGTTAAAGACTTAGATATTATATATTTGTCGTATGACGAACCTAATGCAGAGAAAAATTATGCGGATCTGCTTGCAAAAGTTCCTTGGGCTAAACGTGTACACGGTGTAGAAGGTAGTGATGCAGCGCACAAAGCATGTGCAAAATTAAGTAATACTGATCGTTTTATCACAATTGATGGCGATAATATTATTAGTGCAAAGTTTTTACAAGAGGAAATAGTCTTTCACGAGAGAGCAGATATTAGTAATGCAGTAATTAGCTGGACTGCAAAGAATGTTATTAATAACTTAATGTATGGCAACGGCGGTATTAAATGCTGGCCTAAACAAAAAGTGTTAGATATGAAAACACATGAAAATGCAGATCCAGATAATTTAAGAGCTCAGGTTGATTTTTGTTGGGATTTAGAATATATTCAACAAGATACTTGTTACTCTATGATTATGAACAATTCAACACCACAACAAGCATGGCGTGCTGGTTTCCGTGAAGGTGTTAAAATGGCACTGGATCAAGGTAAACGTTTAGATAAAGACGGATTGCTTAGTCAACATTGGAAAAATTTAAATAGACTTTATATTTGGACAATGGTCGGTCGAGATGTTCCTAACGGGTTATGGGCAATTTACGGCGCAAGGCAAGGATTGTATAAAACAATGCTAACAGATTGGGATTTTGTAAATGTTAGAGATTTTGAATACCTCAATAACTTATGGTCAACTATTGACATTTCTGAAGAAGATCTACTTGACAAATGTGTAGAATTAGGAAATGAATTAAGAGAGAAATTAAATCTACCTATTGCAGCATATCCGTTGGCATACGAACAAAGTATTTTCTTTAAAACTGTCTATAGAAATCCGCCTCGTTTAATATCTCCAAAAGTTGTACAAAATCCTGTAGAAAAAACAGAATACGATATTGTAATGATTACATATAATGAAGAATATATGAATCAAAATTACGAAAGACTTAAAGAAAGATTCCCTCATGCAAAAAGAATACACGGTGTAAAAGGAATCCACGATGCACATATTAAGGCAGCTGAAATATGTACTACCGATATGATTTGGATTGTAGACGGTGATGCGGTTATATCAGACGAATTTAATTTTAATTACAATGTTCCAAAGTGGGACTTAGATAATGTCCATGTGTGTAATAGTAAAAATCCGATAAACGATTTAATATACGGATACGGAGCAGTAAAATTATTTCCAAGAGAGTTAACACTTAATATGGATAAGAGTAAACCTGATATGACTACAAGTATCAGCACTAAATTTAAAAAGATTTACGAAATAAGCAATATTACTGAATTCAATACCAGTCCTCTCAACACTTGGAAAAGTGCTTTTAGAGAATGTTGTAAACTTGCAAGTAAGGTAATTGATAGACAAAAAGATGACGAAACTGAAAAAAGATTAGAAACATGGTGCAATGTAGGCAAGGATAGGATGTATGGTGAATATGCTATTGATGGTGCAAATGCAGGTAGGCAGTACGGCGAAACTTACAAAGGTAATTTAGAAGAATTGCGTAAGATTAATGATTTTATGTGGTTAGAGGAGAGATTTAATGAGCGTTACAAATAAAGAATTTTTACATGGTTTACAGGAATATGCAGATTTTAAATCAGAAAGAGCAGTAGCACACAATGTTAAGTCTTTTTTAGATGTGTTGTATGCTGAAGATCCTAAAACAGCATTTGTAAATCATTTTTTACCACGAGACTTGGCAAATATTTATGGTTCTGAAAATTTTGAAGAAGATTTAATTGTATATCTTTTAAACAATTACGAAGGCAAAGATACACGGTATTTTAGATTTATTAAAGATTTCATTAAAAAAGGAAAAAATCTAAACATACTTTCGGATGCTTTAAGTAGAAGTCAAATTAAAAGTAAAATTTGGCTTGTTGAAGAATTAGAAAAGATATCGAGTCATTACGGAAACATTGTATTGTTAGCAGGATGGTACGGACAATTAGTAGAATTGTTTGGCGATAGTGTTGACAAAATTACATTTGGTAAATTTAGAAATATAGAAATTGATAAAGATGCATGTCTTGAAAGTGATTATAACTTTAATTTGAGAAGAATGGATGATTATAAAGTTAAATCGATACATGGAGATATAAATGATCTTACACTACACGGTAGTGGATATCAATGGGATGTAGAAAACTTTAAAACAGGTGAGAGATATAACGAACAATTTTATCCTGATTTGATTATTAATACAAGTTCTGAACACATGACAACAGAATGGTTTGATCAAATTAGATTTAATCCATGGAAAGATAAGAAACCTATTGTTGCAATACAGAGTAATAATTATTTTGGATTAGATGAACATGTTAACTGTGTTCATAGTATTTCTCATATGAAAAAAATATATCCAATGACTAAAATATTATATGAAGGAGAGTTACAACTTAAAGGTTATAAGCGTGTAATGTTAATCGGAGAAGCATAAATGAAGATATTATGTATAGGCGATAGTCATACAGCAGGCCATACTACTGAACTTCAAATTCATGATGTTCTACGTCCTACAACATGGCCTACACATATACAAATAAAGTATCCTCATATAGAAGTTTATAATTTTTCAATAAGTGGTTCTAATAACTTTGTATCAGGATCGTTGATAGATACTTTTTTAGATAACTTTGTACCTGATATGATTTTCTATCAAATTTCTCAACATATTAGATTTGCAAAATTTTCTAATTTAAATGATATAATTTTTAATTTTAAAAAGCATGTAAGAAATATTGAAAATTATAAAGAACTTATACGGCAAGAATGGCCCTTCGGATGTATATGTAGTCCTATTTCTTATAGAGGTTGTACAGAAAAAGAAGTTTTAAAGTTTTATAAAGGAATTTCTGACGCAGAAATATTTTTTTTAAATAATTTATCAATAGAACGGAATCTTTATAAAATACAAAATATTCCTCATTATGCATTTTATTGGACTAACAAAGATAAATTTTTTGATTTTGACACTATCGAAGAAACATTAGGTTATGACTTTATAGAAAATATAGATGATCAAGGTAAACATTTAAATAAAAAAGGTCATAAAGCCGTATTTGATAAAATTATAGATATAAAGTTAAAGGAAATTTTATGATTGATTTAAAAAATTTATCGGTTAGAGAATTACAAAAAGAAAGTGCAAGAGCATTAAGCACAATGCAAGCTACTAATAACAACATTTGG